CTTGCCGACACCTTCACCGCCGTATACAAGGATACGAGGTGCTTTCCGTGTGGCTTTCTTGAGTTGGCTTAAGTCTGTTGCCATGTTTGTTTGTCTCCGTTTAGTTTCTTTGTGTGCTTGTCTTTTGCACGATTACCTATTTGACGCGATTGTATATATAACTTGTTATACCAGTATAGAACAACAATTATATACTAATAAAACGAATATAATATTCATGTTATCTCTGGAGCAGATACAGAACCAGTTACAAGATAGGAATCTTGTGATGGTTGCGGAAAAAACTGGGCTGTCTCATATGACAGTCTGGAAGGTAAAAGCCGGAAAGCGGGATAGTTTTTCATATACTACAGTGAAAGCATTGTCTGATTATTTGGAGGAGATGCCATGAGCACATTAGCAACGTTTGATAAATTGATCACGAAGCACAAGAACCCGGATAATTTTAAAGAGTATGGGGATCTTGGTGTTGCACTGTATCACGATGGAAAGAAACCTATCTGTGATCTTAAAAAGATACTGTATATAGATGCACCAATGCCATTTGGGATTAATATTAGTAAGAAGAAAGAATACCCCGACGCGTTAGTAACTCAAATGATACTTATGGTTGCGTGGGAATCGTGGGGATTTGCTTTGTATAAAGGTAAAGAGTTTTACGATGAAATTTTAGTTGGAAGGAATAATTTAGGACAAGACAAAGAATGGTATGGTAAGTTATAACGGTGTTAAAAAATGGATAAGACAAATAAGTATACGCTTTCTAAAATTAAAAATGTTTCTATGAAAGAAGCTGCATTTAAGTATGCAGAGTTAGGATTTAAAATATTCCCGGTATACGGTATTGATCCAAGCACTAATCTGTGTTTATGTGGTGACCACAATTGCAGGAATAAGGGCAAGCATCCATGCGTAGGAAACGGGTATAAAGAAGCCACAGATGATCTTAACCAGGTAAATAAATGGTGGAAACAATATCCAAATGCAAATATTGGTATATCTGCTAAAGGTAGTGGATTGGTAATTGTAGATATTGATCCCAGAAACGGGGGATATGAAACCATAAAAAAACTTGAAGGAGAACATGAAAATTTACCAATTACGCTTTCTGCAAGCACAAGTATGCAATCAGGAACGCGTGGGAATCATTACTATTTCAATGCTCCTGCTGGTGATTATAAATTACATGGTGGTATTGGCCCAGGTATTGACATCAAATACGAAGGTTATGTTGTTGCACCTCCTTCTCTTCATCAATCCGGAATAAGATATGAATGGGTAGATGGTTGTGATTATATCGCAGACCTCCCGGGATGGGTATATGATCTTGCATATAATAATAAATCAAGTATTAAATTAAGTGACCTTAAACCATGCGGGTTTAGTGATAAAGGAACATTCACGGATGAATATAATCTGAAAGTTACAGATTGGTTAATGCCAAATGATGCGGTGCAAACAGGAGATACTATCAAAGGATCACATCCTATCCACGGCTCAACAACGGGAAGCAATCTCAGTATTAATACTAAAGATAATACATGGTATTGTTTTAGATGTGGTGCGGGGGGTAGTGGAGCTGATGCGTATGCTGTCAGAAAGGGTATTATAAATTGTTGTGATGCCGGAAAGGGGGCTTTTAATGATAGTGTAATTGCATCTAAGATGATTGAATCTCTAAAATCAGATGGGTATGAAATCAAAGATAAATATCTTGAAGAAGGGAAGATTATTTCTGAAGAATTATTAAAAAACCATTTGATTAATAAAAAACCAGAAGTTAAAACTATCAAAAAAGTTGATTCTGATTTCTGGAGACTTCCGGGAATTGGTGGAGAATTACAAGATATTTATATGAAATCCGCACCCGTCCCAAATATGAAATATGCGTGGGTTGCATCTCTTGCGGTAATATCGGTTGTTTGTTCTCGGAAGTATGCAACGGTCCGTAGGAATTATACTTCGTTATATTTCATCGTATTAGGTGATTCATCAACAGGTAAGACATATATTTCCTCGTTTATATCAAAGGTATTGTCACAATGCGGTATGAGTAGATTATGGTCTGGAGATGGAGGATTTGCAACCGAACAGGGCGCATTCTCTGCACTCAAAAAAGCACCTTCACTAATCACAACGATTGATGAGGCCGGGCATTCACGACTTGCGGGAAAAGATAACGCATTCCAAATATCTGCAAAGGCAGCTGCAATGAAAATATTTTCTCAGTGTGATGGTGAGTTTAGTTTGCCAAAAGTGAGTATGAGAAGCCGAACCGCAAAAGATAGAGAGGACCTTGAAAAATATAATACGCCTGTAAAGAAACCGGGGTTAACCTGCGTTGAAATGTCTACAGATACAACATTCCTTCCAACAATCGATACTAAAAGCATTGAATCCGGAGAGCTTGGAAGATATTTAATTGTGTTATCGACAGAGTTTCCATATCCAAACCCAGACGATATTTTAGAAGATGTGATTGTCCCTGATAAAATACGGGCAACACTTCGCAAATTAAGATATGGAAACCATGCTTATATTTCTGATGATAAAATGCGCGAGATTGCAGAAAAAAGAGTATGGGATGCATATAACAATCGAGATGTAGACGATATTGATTTCGGTGAATTAATATCACCATCAGAAGCGGCAATAGTCTATGAATATGAGAATCTAAAGAATAATACAAGATGGATAAATGGGTATCCTGATGATCCAAACGTCCCACCGGAAACGATAAAATATCAGTGGGAATACTCTGAAATGTATAAAGAATTATTTGAGTCAGAACATATTAAAATTCTGAAAAAATATAATGGGGATACTGCCATCCATACAAAGGCAATGGAAACAGCCGCGAAACTTTCTTTGGTATATTCAATAATGTCGGGATATGATTACATATCCAAAAAATGCGCGATTAAATCAATCCAGGTGGTTAAGATGTTAATGAAACAGATTGATTCAAAGTTCCTTCCTGAGATTGGCGATACTGAATGTATCAGGGTAGCACAGAAGATATGTGAAGTTATTAAAAGCAAAGGTGCAGCAGGTGCAACACAATCAGACTGGAGACATATGCGAGCATGGCGGAACTTTGGAAAATCAAACAGGGGGGATGTTATCGAGATGCTCAATGATTATGGTATTTTACAGGCACAGCGAACAACTGAAACGGGCGGGCCAAAATATACGGTATATTTCCACCCGGATTATTTAGATATTGACACATAAACCGGATAGTGTCAGCGCATGTGTCACTAAAGTGACACTATACGGACATACCTTTTTTTGCTTTAATTTTAAAAAGAACCGTTATTCTTTGTTTGTTTAGCGGATGGTGTCAATGTGTCAGGGGGGTGGCATGTGCTGGGTTTTTGTGGTCTTTTTCTGGAGATTCTGATATATACACCCATACTGACACTATACGTATATAATATATATATATATTATTAATATACTCTTTAATTAAGAAAAGAAGCGATAATATAGGCATCCGTTAGGTGTCAAAGTAGTGGCACATGCGTGGCACATGCGGTTATTTTGGCACATTTTGACACCATGCGAATTAAAACAAAACACTTAAATAAACTAACAACATACTATACTATTGTATGGCAAGAGTTCAGACGAGTATAAGCATGGAAGATACGACGCTGTATGCAATCGAGGCGTCACGCGGCGGCATGAAGTTATCTCATTTTATTGAGCTGGCGGTGCTTGAGTATCTCAACAAAGAAGAGGTTGTTGGTGATGAGTGAGCCAACACCGGAAGCGATTATAGGCGCGTCAGTGATTGAAGTTGATCAAAAGGATGATTGTATCTATCATATAGTTTTAGAGCAACCAAACGGCGTTCTCGTTGAACTGGTTGGACGACACGAACATGATGACGAATGGGGATCTAATGACGCATGGATCGAGGTGTTGTGATGGTGGCAGGGAACACAGCATCATGCAAAAACAAAGCGAGAAAACATCAGCAAGACATTGCAACGGCAATACAGAATGCTCTACATCTGCCTGAAGAAGATGTGGTGAGCAGGCCGATGGGTTCGCCTGGGTTGGACATTATGTTGAGTGAACGTGCGCGGCATATGTTCCCATATGGGATTGAGGCAAAGAGAACTGAGAAACTAAGTATACCTGCATGGTGGGGACAGTGCGCGGTGAACGCGGAAGATGAAGGACTTAAACCACTACTTGTGTACCGGAGGAGCCGAGAGGAGGCTATGGTGGTTATGCGGTTTAGTGATTTGCTTGAGATGATGGAGTTGGTGAAGGATGAGGAGTGAAGAGGAGATTAGAGAAGAACTTTTGACATGTGTGTCATATGTAAAAGTAAGAGATGAAACAGATTATCGTAATAATCAAACATGGATATCTGTATTGAAGTGGGTGTTAAATGAAGAGTGATTACAACGTCATGTATATTAACGACGGAACATGGGGTGTATACAAAACTGATTGGCATCCGGTTGCGTGGTTTGTTGAAGAAGAAGACGCAAAAAAGTATGTTGAGATGATGGAGATGATTGAAGATGAAGAGTGAAGAGATTGTAAGAAATGAAATAAAACGGCTCGAATCTGAGAACAAATCCAGATTTGAACACGCATTGGATGATGACAGAATATTCCGCGCGTGGGCTATGTGTGATGCTATGATTATGAAATTGAAGTGGGTGGTTGATAATGGATGAATTTAAAATTATTGTAAAAAAAGACGGTGACATGTGGTGCGCTCATGACGACAAATTTATTAATTTGCAAGAGAGCAACGCAGAATTTGCACAAAAACCAGAGATAGCAGCATTTTTTTATATCAAAAAGTGGGGGCTTGAAGATGAGTGTAATAATTAATAAACGTGAAGCTAAATGCTGTGCAAATTGCAAACATATCAGATATGATGTGTGTGGGGCACATATGTGGTGTGATTTAGATGAGAGTATCTCAATTGAGTTTATTGATGTGTGTGACAGTTGGGGGAATAGATATGAGTGACGCGCTAAGACTCGCACGAAACGCCGCGCTGATTGTTGCAGGGGCGTATGTCACACTGTGGGTGATTGGGTATATTGTGGCGGTGTATTGATGACCGAACGTGACAGAAAATACCTCGAAAAGGAGACGTTTAAAGACCTTATTGGATACTGCCAGTATCTCGACCGAAAGACGGACGAAACGCGAATTTACAATTGTGGGGGATTGCCAGTTGAACTGACGCTGCCGGAAGGTGAGCACCAATTGACAAGATGAGTATAATCACCGGCTTATATTTCAAGCGCCGCGAAACTGCTGTGTATGCAACGTTGGTGCAAGGCATGGCAAAACGCCACCAAACGTGCATTTCTTGCGAAAATCATGCAAAGATTATATTAATAAGGAAAGGTAATAAATACCATGTGATAGAAGGATCTGCCAACTGGACAGGCAATCCGCGGATCGAACAGAACACGGTGACACAGTCAGAAGGGTTATATAACTTTCACCGGGATTGGATGAGGACATTTTTAGAGTGACAGAAAAAAGAAAGCCCAGACCAAAGTGCACAAAAGCTGAGAAGGCGGCGAGGGTAGCGTTAGTTTATCGACTTCTTTTATCTGGAATGCGCCGCCGTGAGGTGTTACAATACGTTACAGACAAGACCGATTGGAATATTTCCGAACCGATGGTCGATAAATATCTTCGTGAAGCCACAGATGAAATAAAACAAGTTACAGATGAAGAAATGGAAACGGCGCGCGGTATGGCGTATAAACGACTTGACACTTTATATTATAAATCTCTTTTAATTAATGACTTTAAGACAGCGCTCGCAGTGCAAAAGGAAATGAACGAACTGTTTGGACTGAAGATCACAAAGGTTGAACATTCCGGATCGATGGGGGTGACGGTGATTGACGACATCAACAAAAATAAAGCTGAGTGAAATAATATCACCTGCGTTTTATGAACCGTGGCGCGCGCTTGACAAGTATACAACCGTCGTGCTTAAAGGTGGGCGTGCTTCCGGTAAATCAACAACCGCCGCTTTGTGGATTGTTACCGAACTGATGAGAAATGGCGTTGATGCACTTGTCGTGCGGAAGGTTGGTGCAACACTCAGGGATTCGGTATACGCACAACTCAAAAGCGCCATTAAAATCCTTGGAGTTGAAGCACATTGGGAAGAACGTGTTTCACCGCTTTCGCTTAAATACGTTCCAACAGGCACAAGAATATTATTCAGGGGTGCAGACGACGCCATTAAAATTAAGAGTATTAAGTCTGCGGATAATCCTATCGCTATACTATGGATCGAAGAACTTGCGGAGTTTCGTTCAGCTGATGAGGTCGGGGTGATTGTCAATTCTGTTATTCGTGCCGAGCTTGACGCAGGACTAAAATATTCTATTATATTCACGTATAATCCGCCGAAGAGAAAACAGAACTGGGTGAACGCTTTATACGGCACACAGTTCATTAACAAGAATGTGTTTGTGCACCATTCTTCATACCTTGACAATCCATATACTTCAAAGGCGTTTATTGAAGAAGCCGAAAACGTCCGCGCACGCAATGAGCACGTTTATAATTGGACATATATGGGACAGCCAATCGGCGGTGGCGTTGTTCCGTTTAACAATCTCACCTTCCGGAAGATAACAGACGAAGAGATGGCGCAGTTCGACAACATCCGACAGGGTATGGATTTTGGCTACGCAGCTGATCCGTATGCCTTCGTCCGGTGGCATTACGATAGAACGCGCCGCAAACTGTATGCACTGGATGAGCACTACGGCGTGAAGATCAGTAACGCTGAAGCAGCCGACTGGATTAAGGCGCGTGGATATGAAACGGAAACAACCATTGCCGATTCAGCCGAACCAAAAAGTATTGCAGATCTCAAGTCACGCGGGATCTCAATTGTCGGTGCAAAGAAAGGACCGGGAAGCGTTGAGACCGGCGAGAAGTGGCTTGATGAACTGGAAGAAATTGTGATCGATTATGAACGCACACCACACATCGCAGCAGAATTTGAAGCAATCGATTATCAAGTGGACAAAGACGGAAACATCAGGAACAAACTTATGGACGTTGACAACCACACCATCGACGCGACACGTTATGGGTGCGAAAACGACATGGGGCAGGGTGACGGAAGCATGAAGATAGACAACTCAATATACACAAGTTTCGGCGGACGCCGCCGTGAGGATTCGTTATGGTAAAACAAGGTAAAGCAGAAGGAGATTCAATCGGGTATACTGCAGGCGGAAAGTATTCAGCGCCTGCGATCACGCCTGACCGTGCAGCGCAGTATATGAAAAATGTCCATCTTGCAACGCAAGTTGAGACTATGCAAGTGCAACTCTTTCCGGGCGCACCAGATGTATGGGTGGAAGATGTCGATGAAGTGCTTGACGAAAAACTCACTGATTGGATGCGCGCAATGTTTTCCGCCGCCCGTGGATATGCGTCAATGCAGATCAGCTGGGTTGAATGTCTCGGTTTTGGATGCTCAG